GTGTAGTGTACATTAATTCCAACATCGGATTGCGAACAAGTCCTGAAGCCGCAGTAAAAAAGTATTGACCGAAATTATTTCCTTCAGTCATTAAACTTGCCGCATATGGTAAAACGTTCTTCACAAATGCGGATGAGATTTGTCCTGCATTAGCACCACTCTTCAATGAATCTGCCAAAGATGCGCCAGCAGAAATTGCCGCCGCAGGAATTCCTGTTACCGATAAATCAGAATAACCTTGATTATGAACAAAGTTTAAAGTGTCTGGCATGTACAGTGCGATGGTATCAGTTGTTCGTTTAATTGTTCTTATGCCAGCAATATTTGTTCCGTTTTTAATCATTGCTTCCACTAATTGACCACCAGATGCAACACCTGCACCAAGAACATCTAAACCTGTATTAGAGACTGAGCCAGGCTTAGTATCACTTTTCAAACTATTAATTCCATTTACGCCAAAATTCATGGCATCTTTTAATACACCGCCGACTGCCTGTCCAACTTGAGACTTAGCAACCTTATCTAAATCGGTGCTGATTGAAGATGATCCAAACAACTTACGGTTTTCGATAATCGTAGGTTCATCACTTGTAAATTCTGTTCCAAATTTCTTGTTGGTATGCTCCTGTGCATTAATATGGATAACCATATAATGACCTTTATCCATGCTACCAACATCTTCTGGATAGCGCAAGATACTACTGTTATATTTACTATCGTTTTGTGTACCGGAAACTGTCGCACCTTTATTGTACGTGCCAGTTCGTTCCGAAGTATTTACACTAAGGCTAGTTAGATTGAATATTCCCATTTGAGTCCTATTTGTTTGACTACATATTTATATGTCATATGGAAAGAATACCTACAAAGGCAGGTTTAAGCCTAACAATCCAGCAAAATATAATGGCGATGCCACGAACATCATTTTCAGGTCTTCGTGGGAATTACGTTGTATGAAGTACTTTGATGACCATCCAGGAATCGTGTGGTGGTCTTCAGAGGAGTTGGCTATTCCATACTTATCGCCTGTGGACAATAGAATGCATAGATACTTTCCTGACTTCATCATTAAAGTACAGAAAAAAGATGACACAGTTATGACTTATGTGATTGAAGTAAAACCATACGCACAGACACAGAAGCCTGTACAAAAGAAGAAAACTAAACGATTCTTAGCAGAGGCTGCAACTTACGCTATTAATCAAATGAAGTGGAAGGCTGCTGACGAATTCTGTCATACTCATGGATGGAAGTTTCAAATTCTAACAGAGAAAGAATTAGGTATTAACTGAAGAACCCAACAGCCTACTTATAACACTTTTATGAAGAAAATATATGTATTAATGGCAAACATAACAAATAAACGGTAATAAATACAGTATGGCTTATCTAATGGACAGAATCAACGCACAACTGGCTAAGGCTGGTTATGACGCCCGCTCTCGTCAGGCGAATGACTGGTTACGCTCTAAAATGGGCGAATTGAAACCTACTCCAGAAAAACTAATGCAAGATAAGTTGAGACAGACAAATTCAAGTTTTATTGGTCACATGTACTATTTTTATTATGATCCGAAAACGAAGGATACGTTGCCATATTACGACAGGTTCCCGTTGGTCATACCAATTCAACCATACCCAGACGGTTTTCTAGGGCTGAATTTACATTACATTCACCCAAAGCAACGCATCATTCTTTTAGATAAATTGAGTGAACACGCATCCGATAAAAACTTCGATATTCATACCAAGTTGAGATTGAACTACCAAGTCCTGAAAGCATTCTCAAAAGCGTATGAAGCAACACCATGTATCAAACGATATCTTGGTTCCCATGTACAATCTCGGTTTGTGGAAATTTTCGCTGACGAATGGGATATTGCCGCATTACTGCCTGTCGAACAATTCGAAAAAGCAAGTAAAAATAAAGTCTGGGCCGACTCTAGGAAAAAATTCTAAATGGCATTTCAACCAAATCAATTTCTATCAAATATCAGAGCCAAAGGTGGTCTGGCAAAGCCCAGTCGTTTCCAGGTAGTTTTACCTATTCCGACATACATCAATAATTTTGTTGGTCAGTCTATTCTGGAGAAGTTGACAAACTTACCAGCAAACTTGACCGCTGAATTAGGTAGCATTTTTAGCACACAAGAAAAAGAAGAAGGAAGCAAAACTGCAAATCCTTCTTTGTCACGTTATCTTGGTTTACAATGCGAATCTACAGAATTGCCTGGAAAAACACTGGTGACTGCCGATGCTAAAGTTTATGGACCAACATATAAAGTTCCATATCAGTCACTATACAATGAAGCAACCTTAACATTCTTATGTACGAATGATTTTTATGAACGTAAGTTGTTTGACCGTTGGATAGAATCTATCATGCCAACCGATACCAACAACATGCGTTATGCTAAAGGCGAATCTACCCGATACATGACAAACATAAAAATCGTACAGTATGACGACTTCGTGAAACAAATATATGCAGTTGAGATGCGTGATGCATTTCCTATCGGCATATCAGCGCAACAATTAAGTTGGTCGGAAGATGGATTCCATCGTGTGTCTGTCCAGTTTTCATACCAATCATATAAAACAATTTACGATAGTAAAATCAATATTGCTGACCAAATTGCAGAAAAGATTGGCGGCACACTTGGTGAGAGATTACTTAAACCTATTAACCAAATCAACCAAGAAATCACACAAAAAGTTGGCAATCTTGCCACAAGAACATTATTATAATTATTCGGAGTTATTATGGCTTTACCAAAAATTGATGTGCCAGTTTACAGTACAAAACTTATTTCATCTGGCAAGACTGTTAAGTATAGAGCATTTACAGTTAAAGAAGAGAAATTGTTTCTCATGGCAAATGAGAGTGAAGAAGTTGATACTGTGATTGATTCAATCAAACAAGTATTGAATAATTGTATTGTCACGAAAGATGTTGATGTTGAGGAACTTCCACTGTTCGATATTGAATATCTGTTCCTCAAATTACGTGCTGTTTCCGTGGGTGAAGTTGTCAACTTGCGTTACAAGTGTAATAACATTTTGCCAAATTTGGATAATGAGGAAGAAGAAAAGAAGTGTAATCATATTGTTGAGATTGATTTGAATCTGAATGAGATTACACCAGAAACGATTAAGTTGGAAAAGAGAATACAAATTACAGACACTATGGGTGTTACCATGAAGTATCCTACATTTGATTTACTCAAAGATTTTGATGTGAATAATGAAGTGGATTCAATTATCAAGATGACTGTAAAATGTATCGACTTTATTTACGACAAAGACAACATATATTATGGTAAAGATGCGAAAGATGAAGAGTTGGTTGATTTTGTGGAAAGTATGCAATCAAAAGATTTGGAGAAGATTAAAGATTTCTTCAGTTCTATGCCTAAATTGAAAAAGAAATTGGATTTTAAATGTGTCAAGTGTGGATATGAAGAGAATATAGAACTTGAAGGAATCCAAAGTTTTTTCGGTTAACGTTTGGCTATGAGAATCTAACTAATCATTACCAAACGAATTTCGCATTGATGCAACACCACAAGTACAGTTTGACAGAGTTAGAAAATATGGTTCCATGGGAGAGAAGTATCTACGTGGGAATGTTGACTGCATATTTGGAACAAGAAAACGAAAAATTAAAACAAGCGCAAGCGCAGAGGCGATAAATGGCAGATAAGAGCAGTAGACTATCAAACATCCTAAAACAGGAATATCAATCCAAAGGTATCGTTGGAGGTTTGGCTTCAGCCACAGGAAAACGTGTACTTGAAAAATTGGATATCAGAAACGCATTATTTGGTGGTTCAGGTGTTGGTTCACTTATTGGCAAAAAAATCTTCGGTAAAGGTTATTCTGCTATCAACGATAAATCTTCGTCCGATAAACTATCATCACAGTCTGCACCTATTCTAGCGGCACAGTCTGATAAGTTGGATATCATTGCAACGAATACACAAATTTCTGCTAAAAACTCTATGGCTATACCATCTATGGCCAGAGATATGAACGTCATGCGTCAAAACATTATTAAGATGGTGAAACTGCAAGGTGGGATTTCTACAAATAAAGCGGACGCATTTTTCTCTAGTGCAAAAGATAGAGAAGGAATGTATGAATCATTGTTTGCCAATAAACAAAAAACTACACCAACAAAAATTGAGCCTGAGAAAAAACAAAGTTTCGCTGGCATGTTAATGTCGATGTTGGGTCCTATAGGAATTGTAGTGTCAGCATTAGTTGCCGCTGTTCAATTAGGAATAACCGCACTAAAAACATCTTTCGATTTATTCAAAACTGCTTTGGGTGGTCTTGCTGAATGGATTTTAAAGAATGTTTTGGGAAAAAGTGTTTCGTCAGTTCCTGCCGCAGGCGCAGGATTAGCAACAGGTGTATTGGGATCAGTTGCATTGGGTGGTGTGGCGGCGACAGCGGCTGCAACTTCCGTAATGGCATCAGAATCACAAAAAGAAAATAGAAAAGCATTACAAGAAAATTCTATGTTGGGTGCCATGGGAGGCGACACAACATTTGCTTCTGCTATTCTAGATGCATCAGAAAATGCACGTGAAGAAGAAAACAATCTTCGTGCTAAAAGAATGCAGAATTATAAATCCCGTGCTGGTGTAGGTCGTGATACTACACCAACAAAAGAAATTGATCCTGGCAAAAGACAAATCTTAGATTTTATCGGAAACAAAGAAGGTGGTCCTGCTCAATACAACGCATTGGTTTATGGGAACAATACTCCAAAAAGCGCAGACCTAACAAACATGTCGATTGAGGAAGTGTTGAATTATCAATCAGGAATGAAATCCAGAGGTCATGCAAGTTCGGCAGTTGGTCGTTATCAATTCTTAAAAGGAACACTTGAAGATTTGGTTAGACAATCTGGAATACCAACTTCAACAAAATTTACACCTGAAGTTCAGGATCAGTTAGCTGGTATTTTGGTAGACAGAGCAGGCTATCAAGACTTCAAAGCTGGAAAAATTGGAATGGAAGCATTTCAGAGTAAGCTAGCCGGCACTTGGGCCAGTTTACCCAAGGCAGATGGAACATCAGATTATACGGGTATTGCAGGAAATAAAGTATTAACATCCGCATCAGCATTACAGAATGTGTTAATGGCTTCTGCTGGTGGCACATCCGGTGGAACTCTTTCACAATCTAGCACACAAATGGCTTCATTGGCACGTGAAACTCAAAGTAGTGTTGGTGGCACGGTGAATAATATCGTAAACAACAACGGCAGCACCAGTGGCGGACAACAAAATTCTCCTATAACAATTTCTACCGCAGATATCATGGACACAGAGTTTGGTAGAATGTTAGCAGATAGAATGTACTAATGAAAAACCCCGCACTAGGCGGGGTAAACGTTTCTATGAGAAAGGACGTTTAATCTTCGGCGAGAGACTTGAAGTAATCCAAGTCATCATCGTTGGTACTAGCCACAGGCGCTTTTGGAGCAGCCGTACGAACTGGTGCTGGTGTGTGTGCTGGCAATTCAACATCTTCTGCACGAATGCTTGGAAGTGCATCACCCTCAAAACCCAACACTTTGTCCAAACGTGCCTTTAATTGCTCGTATGGCTTGAAGTTCTTCTTATCAGTGAAGTCTTTCAGTGAGTGTTCTTGTTTGTAGATGGCTTCTAATTTTTCGTCATCATCAAACAATACACCTGGAGCCGCAAACTCTGACTTATCATAGTTGCGATATCCTTCAACATTACGAATCTTCAATTTGAAGTTTGCACCGTCCCAGAAGTCAAATGGATTAACTGGAGTTTCGTCTGCAAATTCTGGATTCATTGCTTCAGAGATTTTATCAAAAATCTTCTTACCGAATTTGAACAATCGAACAGTACCATCATTTTCTGGATGTGCTGGATCAGAAACAACATAGATGTTCGCAATATAACTTAAGCGGCGCTTTTGTTTACGAACGATTTCTTTGTTTGCTTCAACACCTGAGTTCCACAGAGTCGAGTTGTGTTCACAGACAGGACACTTATCACCCGTAGTAGTCAAGCAGTTATCAATGAACCAACCACCTGGTCCTTGAAAGCCGTGGTCAAAACGGCGAACCCATGGGAGTCCATCTTCACCGTCAACACCTGGGGCAGGCAAGAAACGAATGGTAGCCATACCGTTGCCGGATTTGTCTACAGTTGGAGCCCAGAATCGGGTGTCATCTTTGGAGCCAGCCTCAGCGTTTTGTGTGGTGCTCTCAATAGCCTTAGTAAGTTTTTCTAGGCCGTCACGGTTGCGTTTTAGATTAGCGAAAGACATATTATTTTCCTTGTATAAATTGTATGCGTTGTATTAAATTATCCACATGATTCATTATATCATGTTATTTAGTAAAGTTCAATTCTACTTTTCAGCATCATCAAAGTATTACCAATTTCTTTGTGAAGAATACCAATACCACCTGCCGCATTGAACGACTGGATAACATCAGGTGTATCATCAACCAGAATTGTGTTTGGTGTAGCATATTCTGCTTTGCGTTTGCGTCCAGCAACAACATTTGCCTTCAGTTTAACTAAGCCATTCATATCTAACCACACACGCTTTTGTCGTTCAACTTCTTCATGGTGTTTAGCACCACCAGATGAAGTCAACAACTCAATTGGTAGTTTTGTTTTCATACAAAAATCTATCAATTCTTTTCCACCAGGATACCAAGCCAAAGTTTCAAATTGCTTTGTTTCAATAAAGTTATCCCAATGAAGATTAAAATCTTTGCGGTCACGCATTGAACCTGGGAGTTCATTGTATAACTCAAAATAACGGCGCTCAAAGTTACAGAGAACACCGTCCATATCCAAATAAATTTTATCAATCATCACAATTCTTTCAAAGCAATTTCACGAAACTTGGTTCGGTCAAACATAATAAATGGTGTGTATTTAATCCATTTTCTGTGAAGATTAGGATAGCGAATATCATCATTAATTTTTCTCTGCCACATGGACATGAAATTCAATAGCGAATTCAGAATACACACAGTTTCAACATTAATTTCACCTTGCAGTGCCATAGTTAGTAATTCGGGATAATCACCATCTGTGTGCAAGAGTTCATTAAAGTTACCACGTTCGGCTATCAATGCACAATCATTTTTAAAATTGTAGCCCAGTGCTTGAATAATTGCAACACGCTTCAAATGAATTGTGTGTGCATCTTCCTCAAGCAAAGAACCAGCCCAAGTCTTATCACTGTTTAACATATTCGAAACGATAAACTGTTTGTATTCTTCAGTGTCATATTTACGTGACAACTTATAGAAGTGGAACTTGTCTCTTCGTTTCTCGAATGCATCAATGCTAATATTGGACTTGCCGTTGTATTTAAAATAGTCGTAATCTGTCGTAAAATGTAGTTTCAATACATGATACAGAGAGAATGCTTCATAGCCAGTCATAATGTAATTATATCACAAATCAAATGGGAAGTCTAGTGGTTTTTGGTAACATATTCAATTCTTGTGCATCAACCTCAATCTTTGCCTTAAGGTCTTTGTTTACCAGTGATGAAGCCAGTTCAATCTCCATACCAGTAAGTTCACAATGATGAACGATTGCTTCCATGTAGTTGTACTTAGTTTCGACAACGATTTCTTCAATCTTCATCTGAAACTGGTACATCTCATCTTTTGTTGGCATCACTTAACAATCGTTTCATAAAGCTGTTCGAACTGTTCGTGTGTTGCCACCTCTTCGTCATAGTTTTGTTTGTGATAAACTTTGACCAAGCGGTTGACGATCCGTTTAGGCAATTTCAGGTCGTCACACACTTTGTTGACCGCTTCTTTGATGAAGTCTTTTTCACCATCAATGCGGACCATTGAATTAGAACACTCTTTGATAGCATCAAGCAATTTCTTGCGGTCTGCTTCACTAGAGATTTGATTGATAGAAAATTGTTGTACAGCCATAATATACTCCTTAATTAAACAAAACCCATTTTGCTACCAACACGATTATTATTGGTAGTGCCTTCAACTTTCTTGTTGAAGATTTCGGCGATACTATACTTACCTTCAGGTTTGGTTTCGTATGTAACACCAAGTTTATCAGCCAACTTAGATGCCTCAACACCACTCAATTGGTCAAACGACAACACATCAAAACATCTACCCGGCCGAATCAGAGCAGGATCAACATCACGAATGCTCGGCAAGTTGGTTGAGAAAATCAACTTCTTACCTTTTGTTGTAACCAAACCATCACCAACGTTCAAAAATCGGTGCATCATTGTGTTACCATCACTTCGGGCTTTTAAGAAGTTATCAGAATCTTCCAGAACCATAACACCAGTGTCGTCTTCAATGAATCGTGCAAACAGATAATCTTTTTCGAGAATAGCCGCATCGTATGTCACAATCGCTGATGAATTGGTGTGTGCCAACAGTCCACGAATGAATGTTGTCTTACCAGTACCAGGTGGTCCAATCAACAACAGAATGTTGGCGTTGGATGCCAAGTAGCGGTCATAGTAGTCTGTCAACTTTTCGTCCTTGAGGAAAGGATACATTTCATCAACAGGCAAACGGTCAACGTTCAAAGGAACGTTCACTGAGTTACCGTCACTAGAATAAATCCATTCGATGTATGATGTAACTTCCTCAAAGTGTGTAAGAAGAATCTTCTCAATGTCTTCTATGAAAGTATCGTCACCATGCATGTTAACTGTGATTGTGTTTGAGTTAACATTATAACGAACAAAATTCTCACCATCTGTGATAATGATGCCATTCGAATCTGTGAATTCGATGATATGATCGCCATCAAATTCATCTTCGAAAAATTCGTGCCATTTTTTACGACCACCGAGAAGTTTCAATTCACGTGTGACTGTGGACTTACCTTCTGTTGTTCGTTTGTCCAACAGTTGGGATACTACATAATCGCCGTAGTCGCTGGCGCCAATAAAGATTTTTTCGTTACTCATAATATGTGCTGGTGTTTCGTTTGTGTCATATGTCCAATTGTCAAATAGTCGTTTGCGTGAGCGGCGCTTGATACGCCGACTAGATGACCACCTGCGAATAGGAGGTGCATCTGTAGTATTAACTCTTGACATAATTTGTTGGAGTGTTTTTGTTACTTCACTCATTTTCTGGCAGTTGCGGCATATGTGATGCAAACTGAGTTTGAGTTTGTTTCGTAAGCGCACTTAACTGAAACTGGATCAACTCCCTTGGCGATAGCCGCTTCGATGTTTTTGGCCATATTGTTTTGATTCGTTGTGTTATAATTGAATGCACTTACAATTAGTGTGCAAGCAACAATTGTAACACAAGTTAAGATTGTAATCAAGTCTTTGTTCATATAATTCCTTTATTTCTGTCAATTCTGTCCGAACTGCGTTTATAAAAAATGTGATTACCAATAGTGTGAACCTTGTCCAATCTTGTCCAACCAGGATTAACATAGTTGGCATGATAGTAAGTTGCACCCTTTGTCACATCAACCATCCTCTCAAAGTTCACAACGAGGTTCGTTGCAATCTGCAATATCTCATTATACAACGGAGTGTGCTTGATAGTCAAGCGTTTGCTGGTAATAGTCTTATCACAATACCATGAGAACTGGCAAAGATTACCATTCTTCTGTTGCACAACACCACAAATATCGCTGGCATAGTTACCAGTTTGTAATCTGTTTAGTGTCACGAAACCTACGGCTTGTTTACCTTCATAGGACTCATGTCCTGCCTCAAAGTAAATATTCTCCGCTAAACATTGAACCTGCTTCTGTAGGTCTGCCGTTAGTACATTATATGTTGCTTTAATTGGTAAGTCAGGTTGTCTAATATTTACCATTGATAACGATAAGATAACTGCTGATAGCATAATACTCAAAAGTATAGGCATACTTCGCATATTTTTCCTTTCTGTGTGT